ACAATTTGTTCTTGTGACAGGTACTTCATCATCATAAAAATAGCATCTCTGTTTGTAGAAGATGCTCCAATTGGATCTCTATCACATAAAGGTGCACCAACATAAGCTGCAAGAGGTATAATTATATCAGCTTGTTTTAGAATTGGCAATAGGTCTGCTTCTACTCTTACATCACCACGATAAATCCTAAAATTTGGGTGATAGCATAATTGGCCAAGTGATGATTGTTGGTACATAAAATTATCTAACACAGTAACATTATGACCTAAACCTAATAGGTCTTGTGATAACATCGACCCAATATAACCTGCACCACCTGTAACTAATATATTTGCCATATTAAGCCTCGTTTAATGTTTTGGTAATAAAATCAATTTCATCTAATTGCATTGATGGGAAATTACCAATATAAAATCCATAAAAATGAATATGTTCAGTATTTGGAAAATTCAAATGATAGTTTTCTGGCACAATATTTTTAAGGTATGGTTGTCTTGTTTGATTACCACCACCTGCACTTCCACGGCGAAATTCAATGCCTTCTTCTTTCATTCTCGTCATAATTCTATTTGCGAAATCTTGGTCTTTATCATTGAGTATTAGATTGAAAGCATAGTTACTAGAGCCTATTAATTTAAAGCCAGTAAAAAATTTCTTTGGGCTTAACTTAGATAAAAACCTTTCGTGATTTCTATTCCGTAGTTTAACATTTTCATTTAATTTTGGCAACTGTGAAAGACCAAGTATACCGCCTAAATCGGTGTTACGCATATTGTATGCTGGGTAAGCAAAGATAAAATCAGGATTCAACTGTGGGTATTGTATCTTGTAAGCCAGTTTCATTTTTTCATTACCACATTCTCTGACCATACCATGTGAACGAAGCATGCGAATTGTATTGTAAACTTCTTCATCGTTGGTACAAACCATACCGCCTTCAATCGTTGTCATATGGTGTGCGTAATAGAAAGAGAAATTGGACATCCATCCAATACTGCCGCAAAGCTTCTCTCCGTGTCTTGCGCCATGCGACTCGCAAACATCTTCAATCAATGGAATGTTGTTTCTAGCTAGAGTTGATATGAGATCATCAGTTAATGCATTAAACCCTTGAATATGTGATAAAAATACAGCACGGGTATTTGGAGTAATTGCACGAATGATAGAATCAGGATTCATACCTAAAGTGTCCATATCCACATCAACGAATACTGGTGTAAATCCACATTGAATCACAGAGGCAACATCAGATATCCATGTTAAAGGTGGAACAATTACTTCACCGCCTTGTGGATATTTTATCTTCAACATGGTCATTGATAATAAATTGGCAGATGCGCCAGAGTTTACAAATACGGAATACTTTACGCCTAACCATTTCGACCAAGCTTCTTCAAACTCTCGGCATTTTGGACCGTTAGTTAGAATAGGGTCATCTTGTTTTAGATGCTCAATCATGGCATCTAAATCTTGTCTTGTAACATTATTTCTCATCAAAGGAAATTTCATTTTAACCTCACGAATTGTTTAATATAACTTGAGTACCATGATTATCGAACTTAAATGGCACCCATACCTTTATTTGTTCCATCTTTAACTTGAATTCTTTTTGTTGATCTGGCGGCACAAGAAACATAAAGAAACCGCCGCCGCCTGCACCCATTAGTTTACCACCATAAGCACCACTTTCAATGGCTGTATAATATATGTCATCTATCCATGGTTCAGTAACACCATCTGCTAGACCTCGTTTAATTTCCCAAGCTTTGTGCATCAACTCACCTATTATAAACATTTCTTTTTCTTTGGCAAGCATATCGATAGCTTCGTTTGCTAAGTTTACCGTTTCTAATAAAAGACTATCTGTTTTGCCTTCTTTGATATTATCTACCTTTTTCTTTGCTTGAATTTCTGAGTGTCGAGAAACACCAGAAAAACCAAGCATGATGTGTGATTCTAGATATGTTTTATAATCTAAATTCATTTTAAATGATTTGGCATCCCAACCTTCACTCGACATAGAAATAACTTGAATACCGCCAAGTGCAGACATAATTTGATCTTGTATGCCAACATTTTCGCCAATAATATCTTGTTCAACTTCAATGGCTCTTTCTGCTAATTCTTTCTGTGTTAAATTATATTTCTTTAAACGATAGATTGCATTTAACAAACCTACTGTAAAGGTTGATGATGAACCAATACCAGACCTTGCAGGTAAATCACCTTCATGGCTAATAGAAATGTTTTCTGTTATATTGGTGTATTGCAAACAAGCACGTATAGCTGGGTGATCAATATCTTCTATTGAATTAACATTTTCTATTTTTGAATAAGTTAAACGAATGGTATGGTCAAAAAATGGCGGCAATTCTTTTATATGAACATAACAGTAATGTGCCATTGCAGCAGATATACATTTACTTGGATGTTTTGAAAACCAAGCAGGGTAATCGGTGCCGCCACCAAACAAAGAAAGTCTATAAGGAGTTTTTGTAATAATCATTTTTCATTGTAATAGTCACCCCACTCTACAAGAATTGTTGAACGATTATCATCACGCAACAATGCTTTTACATAAGCAGGAAAAATTTGAAAGGGTTCATCTAAACGGATAACTTCAACCGTTTTACACATCGATTTAAATGCTTCAGTAAAATCTCCCACATGTTGACATTGTGGGTGTAAAGGTCTTTCTGAACCAATACTGGTACGAATAATCACATTGGCCTTATACTTAGACATTAAGGAAAGTTTATCCACATGATTTACTAATTGACTAACAGCACATAGTAAAAAGTTCCATCGTGGATAAATTGAAATTGGAATACGACCATGTAATGCCATACCTAATGACATACCCATTTGCATTTCTTCTGCAACAGGCAATTCAATAAGTTTATCTTTCGATACATCTTTTAGTGTGTTAGACATTCCTGTGCCTGGTACAGCAACCGCTTGGCCAAGAAAAACAGTTCTATCATCGTTAGCCAAATATTCCATTGACCGTTTTAATTCATCAAAGTATTTCAAAATTGTACCCTCACTCCAGCACCAGCATGTGGATATTTGGTTTCGTATTTGTAATAGTAAATCATATCGGTATTATAATTTTCATAAGACAATTCTTTATCATTCCATACTTCTCTTGTATCTGTACAAACTGATTTACCATTATCTTCAATAATAAATTTAATAGGTAAATTATATTGAATTGCATACTTCATTGATTCATATGCAATTCCTGTTTCTGAAGTCATATCACCTAAAAAACAATAAACTTTAGAATCACCATTACTTTTTTTAATTGACATAGCTGTACCTACTGCAATTGGCAAAACTCCACCCACAATAGCAGAAGAATATATTTTATATTCTGGAAAACAAAGTGAGATAGAACGACCTTCTAAAATTTCTTTTTCTATTTCATCAGCAGGCACACCTTTTAGTAAGCATTGATAGTGTGAACGCCAAGAACAAAATACCCAATCTTGTTGGCGAACATCTTTAAATACATTAATTAGTTCATCTTCATTACCATAATAGAGATGAACCGGTGATCGTATTTTTCCATTATTAAATTGGTCAGCAATACGATTTTCAAAATCAATTAGTTCTTGTTTAGTCACCTAATATTTTCCTTTTCAAACGAATCTTTGACATTTCCTCTACATTCTGCCTTGATTGTAGGCCAAATTTATTTTCTACTAATTCTAAAAATGGTTTGTGTGAGAAGTAAGTATGCCATGCATCATCACGAAACTTTAATACTTCGGCACCAGATAACGATTTAGTTCTCAATGGTTTACAATCATATGATAAGAAAGCAAACTCATCAAAAGTTTGTGGCAATTCCCAATTATTGTTTTTGGCTTCCATATACAATGGACTACCAGGTAATGCCATTGCTGCATAGAAGTTTGCGTGTTCACAGTTTAATTCTAAAGCTAAATCTAAAGTTTCTTGCATCGTTTCTTTGGTATCTTCTGGAAATCCAAACATATAATTACCAAGAACATTAATGTCAGCGTCTTTAATTTGTTTTACAACTTCACGGATGTTTACTTGTTTGAATCTACCTTTGTCAATTTCTAAACGCACTTGTTGATTACCTGATTCAATGCCAAGTGCCAACCAATTTACGCCAGCATCTTTAAACAATTTCAGTTGATCTTCACGAACAGAATCTACTCTTGCATAAGCCCAAAAGTTAAATTTCATTCCTCTAGCCACAATGCCTTGTAATATTGGCACATAATATTTTTTATTTAAAAAGAACATCTCGTCTGTAAGGCGAATAGTTCTAACTCCATTTTCATACAGGTACTCTAATTCTTTTAACATTAATTCTGCTGACCAGAATCTCATACCACGACTATCAGCTGATACGATACCTTCTTCGTATGAAGTTCTATTCACGATGTTAATCATACAGAAGTTACAACCAAATTGGCAACCTAATGATGTATAAATTGCCGCAAATGGTGTACGGCCTTCTTCTAAGAAATTAGTATGCCAATAGTGAGCTCTGTATTTGTCTAAAAGGTTCTTATCTTTAGGTAATAAGTCCCAAGCATAACCTGGCATTATAACATCCATGTCATCAGTCTTTACTATACAACCGCTTGTTGTAGGTCTTGGAAGTCCATGTTTTTTATACCACATACCACGAACATTATCTAAATCATTTTCTAAATCTGTTTCTAATAAATCTAAAAGACCATATACACCTTCATTGATAAAAGCAAAGTCAACATACTTGTATTGAATTACCTCATGTGGTAATGCAGATGTATGTGACCCAATAAATGCAGTTTTTAAATTTGGATGTGATAATTTGAGTTGAGTAGCCAGAGATTTGGCACCAATCATCATTGTGGTGCCTGAATTTGGATTTTGTCCGTAGAGAACAAATACTACCAGTTTTGGTTTTGTTGCTGCGATTTGTTCTGCCGCATCTTCATCAGTTGCAGGACAAGCATCAAAATCTAAAATGCATGGATCATGGCCTTTAACACGAACTGCGGATGCCAGCAATGCTGCCCATGTAGGCATTTCAATTGCTGAATATGTTTTTGCTAAATCTTGGTAGGCTTTTGCGGCACTACTTGGTACCACGAAACACACATTTGCCATAACAACCTCATTATAATAAAATATTTAGTGTAACTTTTTATTCTTCTTTTCTTTGATTAATTCTAACAATTCATCAACATTAAAATCTTTTGTTTCAGTTGTTTCTTCTTCATCTTCACCATCTTCTTCATCACCATCTTCCGATTCTGAAATAAAATCAACTTCATCCATTCTTTTTTGAGCTTCCATTACAACTTCACCATAATGTTGTATAGCAGATTCTTTTGGATCAACAATTGTAAGTATATCTGAGGTATAAAGTACCGCTTGATTATTTTCAATGATTTCAATTGGCAACCAAGGCATCATCATCATTACTGTTTGACCAGTAGTAGGTATTCTTTTAAAAATAACTTGCATTGGGTCATGTAGTATGGCAGTTTCTTTATCTTCTGATTCAATAAAGTTAGCTATAATATCTTCACCGCCATGTAGGCGAATAATCTTGATGTTATTGTTGTTGGTTGTTTCCATCTTTTAGCTCTATGTTATAAAATTTGTATTTGAATTTTTCTTCATCATATATTTTTACTCTCTCTATAAAATGTTTTAAGGTATAATTTGTAAACTTACCAACACGAAAATCATCAGCTATATCAAACAATGTTGCTTCTGTTTTGTTATCACCTTTTCTTAACCCACGACCTATTGATTGAAGATTACGAATCCTGGATTTGGAGGGTGAGGCAAATATAATATTATGAAGGTTACGGATGTTAACACCAGTACTAAAAGTACCGTATGAAGCAACAATAATAGCATCAGTTTCTTTTTCAGTAATTGAACGAACTGATTCCCGTATTTCAACATCTGTGCCGCCAAATACAAAGAACACATGACGCTTACTTGTTGCAGTTTTGATAATATTGTGTAAATCTTTTCCATGTTTCTCCACAAATTGAAATAAAATTAATGTGTTGCCTTCTAAAGACAATGCCAAATTTTTAATAAATTCATTTCGAGCTTTATTCTGAACAATATAATCAATCTCTGTATTGTAATCCCAATCACGAGCCATTTTACAGATAGGTTCAGGATATTTTAATACAAGGCACTTAATAAAGAATTCTGCTAGATGCCCTTTCTCAATCAATTCTGAGGTGGTTGTGGCCTTATAAACTGGACCAAACAAACCTTCTAATACTAGGCGATGTGTTTGTGTACCATCTAGTGTACCTGTGGTGCCTATTCTATATTTAGCGTTAGTACAACCAGACAGTATCGTAGTAAGTGATTTGGCCTTAAACTGGTGTGCTTCGTCACCCATCACATAATCAAACTGTTCAAAGTAATCTTTTTCATTCTTATAGATTGATTGCCATGTGGTGATAGTAAGAAACTTGTTTGTGTGTTTCTCTTTACCAGAGTATTGACGATGGCAGTATTGGTCTGAATCATAACCATAAGAAGCAAAGTCACTATACATTTGTTCTACTAATGATGTAGTAGGAACAATTAACAACCCTCTTTTAAAATCTGCTTCTTGTAACCAACGAACAATCAAATAAATGATAAGAGATTTACCTGATGCAGTTGGTGATAGAATGAGTTGGCGTTTATTGCGTACAGCCTGTAGAAAACATTTCCATTGATACTCACGCAATTCATGTGGCAGTTTTAGTGTTTGTATAAACTCTAATGCCTCAACACCTGAGAATTCTTGTGTAAGCTTGATAGCATCGGCTATCTCTAAACTATAATCTCTTTCGGCACAAAATTTTTCTATGTATGGGATTAGACCATGATATATGGTAAATGTGCGTAAGTCCGCCAGGCGAATCTTTCCATCCCATACACGGCTCTTATATGCAGGTGTAAATTGGTAATTTGGTACAAAGAATGTGAAGTAGTCTGACAGTTCTTGTGCTATACTTCTTTCACATTCAAACTGTATAAACGCTTCATTCTTTTTGGTTAATAATAAATCAGACACCTTGTATAAATTTTTCCCAATCAATAAATGATCTAAGTTGATATGTCCTACTATTTAGCTCTTTTAAAATAGACTGACATATCTCAACAACTTCTTCGTGTATGGCCTTCTTCGCCATATACTTGTTTAAATCTTCATCACTCTCCAGATATGTAGACAGATCGGATTTGATAACAAATGGAAATGGTTCCCATCCATGTTTCTCTAATGCCTCATCATCTAACTTACCTGTGT